GCATGATCCGGATCACCGAATCCATTTTATCCTCTTTTGTGTTTTCGTTGGATTTTTTAAAAATAGACGGGTAAACCTTATCGGTTCCGGTGTACTTTGTCAAAACCGAATTGGCGAATATTAATTCAACCGATGTTGTTTCCTTCGCGAATTCATATTCCGTATCGAAAATAAAATCGCCATACCCCTCATTGAATTTATTTCGATAGTTTTCCGAATAAAAATCGTTATCGGTTTTATATTTGAAATTGTAGTACCTGGAATTAAGTTCCGCCATTGGTTTGATGCGCATGGGTTTTGAACGATCAACTTTCAATGACCAATCCACCGATGTTGCATCTTCATAAAACGTAACGAATGGCAATACCTTTAATTTCTTTTCCGTTTCGTAATCTTCGAAAACGTAAAGGTTGAACATTTTGCATATTGTCGAAAAGAATTCCCGTTGAAAAACCCCTTTCGGGATGGTGTCATTTACTACGATGGTATCGCCATAATTCACCGCGGTTGCCGTTGGGTTGCTTGAATTGATACTAAAAACCCCGGATTCAATATCCAAATCGGAAAAATTCCCGACCAAATCAACATCCAATGTATCGGTGTTCACTAACGAAAGGGATGCAACATCCAGGATCGCGTTGAAATTATAATTGTTGCCGGGTAAGGTGTAAACAACAACGGAAATGGGCGTTCCGTTTTTGCGCAATTGTATGGTGAAATCGCTTGATGGACTTATCGCGTTGATCACACCGGAAATATTCAACGAAACGCTTCCGGCGAATGCCGTTGCGGAATTGTAGGTAAAATCGCTACCGCTTCCGGTGATGGTGAAATTTCCGGCGGTAACGATATCGAATTCAACATTGCCGGCGGCCGATGTGTAGTTCTTAATTTTTGGCGTTGCGTATAATGCCAACGATGTGTTTTTCGTTAATGCTTTTTGATTATTTGGAACAATCAACCGGTTGAACAACGCCGATGATAAGGCCGGGAAATCCCATGTGTAACCGGACGCGGTTAATGTTTTTTCCAATATTTGCCGAACGTACAACGCCGGGCGAAACGTTGTAAAGTCAAAATCAACTTTATTTGTTGAAACCGCGCCGTAATCAATCAACGGAAAATATAACCCGGCCCCGGCGATGGTGTCCCATGATGCCGATATGTTCGTATAATTCCACGTTGCATCGTATGCGCTGAAATCTAAATCTTCGATTTTTTTATTCGCCAACGCGGAAACAAATCCACCCAATTCACCGAATACCGCGCATTCATATTCAATGAACCCATCTTCAATGATGATTTCAAGGATTCGGAAAACCCCTTTGAAAACTTGCATGTTGTCCGCGAATATTATCGCATCCGCCGAAACCGCCGGATTGAAATTTTCCCCGATGTTCGTTTGGGTTGAATTGTAATCGTTCCGGACATTGATGTTGAAAATGTTTCCGAATATCTTATTGTTGTTTTTTGTACCCGGCAAAACAATCGTTTTCGAAAACGTTGTGTTTTTCGCGCCAAAATCTTTGATGTCATCAATCGACATTGTTAACAATGTGCTGAATGATTCGTTGATATCAACGGCTTGTTTTTCTACGAACAATTGGATCATTGGAATTGTGTTTTGTATGTAACGCCAAAATCAACCTCAATCATCAAGTTGATCAACCCATCAACAATGTGTTCCCGGAATTCGTAATTATTGGCCGTCATGATTACCGGATACAATTCGCCTTCATCTTCAACATAAACCTCGGACGATGTTGCCAATTGTGCCAACCATTGATATTCGGCATCGGATAACCAATCGGTATTCAAACGCAACTTTTCGCGGAACCGGCCCCCGAATTGCGTTGTTTGTTTGTACATGGTGTAATTATTCAACACCGAAACGGCCCCGGCGGAACTTACCCGATATGGCAATTGTTTGAATGTTTTTCGTTCCACATCGTATGTTTTCCGGGAAACCTTGTTGAACATCATCGTTTCATATCCGCCCCATTTGTTAAGGAAATGAACGTTGTAATTTTTGTACAACCCGTTACAAATGATATTAACCTGGTAAGTTTTGGAACCAATGGCAACGGAATATGTTGTTGTTGATGTTGTGAAATTGCCCGGGTATTCATCGTTGATGGCGGATGGCGATATGTTTATCAATTGCATTGTGTTGGCCGCCGTTGGTGTGATGGATTTTGTCCGGGTTGATGTTCCGCCGGTTACAACAACATTGAACGCCGTTGATACCTCGGCAAAATATGGAATGAAATAATTCCCCGTTGTGAACGTCAAATTGATATTCGCCGGGCGGTCGGATAAAACATCATCATCGTAATTCGATAGTGATTCAAAACCCGGATATCGGCCATTGTAGTAATTGAAATAAACGCGTGATGAATCCGTAATCAATACCGCCGATGTTGTTGTTCCGTATTCCTCGCGTATTTTCACAACGCATGAAACGCGCCATTCCCCTTCGCCCATTTCATCGGCAACCATTGAACCGCCAACGGATGCGTTGAATGATTGAACACAATATTCGCGGATCAACGCGCCCAGGTCAATAATACCCCGGTTCGATGTTGGATGTGGGAAATATTTCCCTTTGAACACTTGGGTTCCATTTATTTCAAGTTCCGCCACATATTTATAATTCGGATATGTAGCCGGATCGGCGGCGTGTGCATCGTAAACAACGTAAACAAGCGGATCGTTTACGGATGAATATTGAACGGGTGTAAATTCGAATGTCATTTTGTTATGCAGTTTATTATGTCAATTTTTAGCGCAATGCCTAATTCATTTTCCATTTCGGTTTTGAATTCATCCGTTGCCTCACTCCAAAACCTTCGCGGCTTCAATCCATTTCGTTTGATGAAATAGGACGCGGTTACGGCGGCCCGGGTTGATGCGTCCATCATTGTTTTACCTTTCGCTTCACGCGCCGTTACGGCCCGGGAAACGTTCCGGGCGGATGCGCCTTCGCGTTGAATCCATGCCTTTACCGATTTCACCATTTCGCCATTGGGATCAACGCCGCGCGTCCGGAATGAAAACCGCGATCCGCGATCAACGGCCCACCCGTTTACCCCTTCATCCTGGTACGTTGAATATTCCGGCGCGGTTATTCCGATGCGATACGATTTCCCATCGAATTCCAACATTGTTGGTTGCATTTCATCCGCCATGCGCCCGGATGAAACAACATCCTTTTCATTGATTTTATCGGAAACGATATCGATGTACCGCGCCGCCAATTGTTCAATGGTATTGTTTACATCGCTTAATTCAACCTTTTGAAAGTTCGATGTATCTTCCCCCAATAGGTCGATGAACCCATCCGCCAATGCTTCATGTTGAACTTTTGAAAACGATGCCATTATTTATTCAAATGTTTTTGATATGATTGAAACGCCTTCAAATACGATAGATCATTAAACGCCTGGATGATTGGCAAATCGAACGCCTCGGCCAATGTGATGCCTTCATATTCCGCCACTTGTTTGGCGGAAAAAAACCATCCGTATTGATCCACAAACGGGTGCGGCTTTTCGGGTTTGCTCAATTCATCCCCTTCATCTTCGCTTTCTTCCTTTTCAAATAAGCCTTTGTACGAATCAACCAACTCAAAAAACGAAAGAAAAAAACGCGTAATGTCTTGTAATACATGGCGAATATTTGTGTTCAATAAAATTTCCGATTTCAATTTATGATCCCGTTTATCCTTCCAAATCGATGCGCCGACCAGGTGCATGGAATCAACTTGCCCGGCCTTCATGAAATGTTGACATTCGATAAATTGGCCCAGGGTTATTTTGGTTGCATCGGTTTCGAATCGGAACCATGAATAAAATGGTTTTTTATCGATGTTGCTAAATTGCTTTCCGATGCGTTTTGAATATTTCAAAAAACGTTTGGGTTCCATGTTGTTCACTTCATCGTATGACAATGAATAAACATCCATGATAATCCACGCCACTTGGGAAACATTATCATCCCCATCATTCCAAAACGCGGCAAGGCGTTGATATTCGCGCAACTTCATGATATTATGTGGCAATTTCCGGCGGTTTGTTGCGGCCATTATTTGGCATTATTGTAAATAAAAAAGGCCCGGATCAACATCCAGGCCGACCAAAACTAACTAAACACAACATCAAAAATCATCATCATCCGCAAACGAATATTCGCCGATTGCTTCGAATTGGGATAATTTATTCAACCCCACATATCGAACGGCATCAATGGCATGATTCAAAATATCCTCCGGCGCATTCAACGACCGGCCTTCGCGATCCTTTGCCCACCGGTATTGGCGCAATTCCTTGATCAAGTTTAATGAATTCTTTGTAACCCTTAAATCATAACCTTGCAACCGGTCAATGGATGCCTTGATGGAATCCGGCCCCTTTCGGGCGGCCTCAACATAAAACCCGGCGTTTGTCAATTCGGCAATGGATTTCGGTTCCGCGGAATCGGCAACGATGCAACGTGATGAATTCACGCCCAATTGTTTCAAATGGTTGACAATTTCCGAATTGGTTAATTTGGTTTGATACAATAATTCGTTGATGTATATTTTCCCATCGTATCGAAAAACTTCGACTAATGCCGTTGGATCATTCGTGAAACCCCAATCAAGGCCATACGATATGAATTCTGATTCCGCCGGGATTCGTTCGCATTGTTGCCAATTTTGGAAAACCACGCCATCAAGGGAACCGATTTCACCCAATCCATAAACCCGGAACCAATTGGCCCAAAACGCCGAACCATTATCGGCCTTTTCCTTTGCTTTCAAAATGAAATTTAACGCCGATTCCGGGCATGCTTCGTTGTCGGTGTAGTTGATTATGATGAAATCAACATCCGGATCGTTGATCAATTCATCATGGAACCAAAATGGATTCGTTGGATTCCAATCCAGGAAAACACCTTGTTTTGTTCGGGATGCCAATTCCGTATATGAATGAAACGTCATGTTGTTACACTCATTCATGTACAACCAATCACGGCGCGCACCTCTCAACTTTGCATCATTGTCCGCGCTGAAAAATTCGATTTGCGATCCATTGGCGAAATTATATTTGAAATCCGTTGCGTTCCATCGATCATCGAACCATCGCCCGGTTTCAAACATGATCTTTTTGAAATCCTTCATGGCTCCGCGTTTCAAATGTGGGATTGATTCCGCGACAACCGATATTTCAGAAAACGCCGATTTTGCCGCAATGTCGACCAATATGGGAATGATTGCGTATGTCTTGCCTGCATGTTGCCCCCCAAATAAATGGGGGGCAAATTACGCAGAGGTGCCACCCTGGACACCCCTAACGAATTTTTTTAGATCGCGAATCTTTTTGATCGCGGTTGTATATTTAAACATAGTTAATCCCCAAATAAAGGTTGTTCCGTTATGATCTTTGTTTCTTGCTTATCAATCAAGCCGTTCAATTTTGCAGTCAATTGCTGATTGTATATCCCGACCATGCCGCCCTCGATCTGATCAGCCTGCCATTCCTCCCTAATACGCGTAACGATGCCCAAATAGGAATTGTATGCGCCTTTCGTATTATCGAAATATTGATGAACCAAATGGCCTTTATTTGCCCTTACCCATGAATAAAAACGATTCATCAACAAAGGTCTTTGCCGCAAACGGAAAACCTCAACGCCATCCTTTCCGACAAAATCCTGGATTTTAATAGGGTTGTAAAATACCCATTCCTTGTATTCCTCCCAATAATCGGCCAGGTCATCCGGTGTGATGTATTTTTCTTTTACCGGTGGCTTACTCCGCGGCTTCGGGTTTGCTTGCTTTTTTGGCTTTGCCATCAAGTTTGTTTTTGTTTTCAAATACGAACCGAACCAATTCATTCACGCATGGTTGACATCCGCGGAATGAAAATTCGGAATTCGGATCAATGATTTTCGAAAGGCGTTCGAATTCAATCAATTCCGGTTGTGATGGATGAACATCCACGCCGGCTAAAATGCGATCATAAAGAAATGTTTGTGATAATACATCCATAATTTTAGTTTTATAAATCCATGTGTTTTTTTATTTCGATTCGTGCTTTCTTTATCGTTTTGCATATCCCCGAAAATTCAATCCCGGTGATTGCCTCAACCTTTCGGTATGATCCATGTTCGGCGTAAAGTTCCAACATTTTCGCATCATACCAATAAAGTTTTTGTAAAGGTACAACAATGATTTCAACCGGTT